ACTGGAGCATCTTAAGAATGTCGCTATCAATACTAATGCTGAATGGGCCGAGCGCCTTGGTATCCCTGTTGCTACTGCTATCACTTGTGTCAAACCTAGTGGCACTGTCTCCCAACTCGTTGATTCTGCTAGTGGGATACACGCTCGTCACAGCCCTTATTACATCCGCACGGTGCGTGGAGACATTAAAGACCCGCTGACTAACTTCCTAAAGGATCGTGGCATACCAAATGAACCTTGTGTTATGAAGCCTGATACCACTGTGGTGTTTAGCTTTCCTATGAGGTCTCCTGATAACGCTGTGACAACATCTGACATGACTGCTATCGAACAGTTAGAGATGTGGTTAGCCTACCAGCGTTCATGGTGTGAGCATAAGCCAAGCGTAACTATAAATGTCCGTTCTGGTGAGTGGATTTCTGTAGGGGCTTTTGTGTATGAGCATTTCGATGAGATGTCAGGTGTGTCGTTCCTACCGTATAACGAACACACATACCAACAAGCACCGTATCAAGAGTGTGGTAAGTCTGACTACGAACAGTTGAAGTCTATCATGCCATCTGAGCTTAACTGGGATGAACTTGCAGAGTACGAGCAAGAGGATAACACGGCAGGTAGCCAGACATTAGCTTGCTCTGGAGATAGCTGTGAGATCGTAGACCTAGTGTAATCAAAGCACCTAAGCAAGTGTATAAACTGCTTACTAGGAGACCTTATGTACACCATCATAACCCGTGACCAATGTAACTTCTGTGATGCAGCTAAGGCTATGCTAAAGGGCAGTGGCTTCCCTTACACAGAATATAACGTGCAATCCCAAAGCTCAAGGTGGGTCTTATCGTTAATCAAGAAAGCTAACCTAACCACAGTCCCACAGATATTTGACGGTAGTGGAAATTACGTTGGTGGTTACACAGAACTTAAAGCCAAACTGGAGAAAGAAGATCGGTAATGGATGACTTCCCTGAGAAGCCTACGAGATCAAGACGGAAGACCAACTACAAGGGGGCCGACAAAAAGTCTACCTCTGGTCTTGTCGCTAAGACTACAAAGCAGAAGGCTCTGATAGAAGCCCTACAGGGGAATAAGCAGGTGTTTATCCTTGGCCCTGCTGGTACTGGTAAGACGTATGTTACAGCAACGTATGCCTCTGATCTGTACATCACAAAGCAGATAGACAAGATCGTTATCACACGTCCTCATGTGGCTGTAGGTAAGGAGCTTGGGTTCTTGAAGGGAGACCTAAATGAGAAGACTATGCCTTGGGCTTTGCCTGTCTTGGATGTTCTGGAGAAGCACCTTGGTAAGGGGACAGTGGAAACAGGGATCAAGAATGGCAACATTGAGATGGCTCCTCTTGCACTCATGCGTGGGCGTAGCTTCGATAATGCCTTCATAATTGTCGATGAAACACAGAACATCACACTACATGAACTTAAGATGGTTCTAACCCGTGTGGGAGAGGGTACGACAATCGTTCTCAATGGTGACGTTATGCAGAGTGACCTAAAGGAAGCTGACGGGTTATCAAAGGTGATCCACTTAGCGAAGAAGCATATGTTACCTGTGCCAGTTATTGAGTTTGGTGTTGAGGATATTGTACGATCAGGCATCACAGCAATGTGGGTTAAGACGTTCATGGAGGAGGGTATCTAATGACGCTATTCGAGGGGTTGATGTTGTTAAACAGCCTAGTTCTACTGTGGGTGACTTACACTATAGGGAAGATAAAGATTGACGTAGAGACGTTATACCAAGGTCTAGCTGCTGTTATGGGAGACCTAGACTAGAATCAGAAAAGCCGTAGGCGTCCTTGAGTGGATACCTACGGCTTTTTTGTGTCTTGTATTTAGGTTTACTTACCGAAGAACTTCGATACCGACCTCATTCCTATGCTGGCACTCACGATACCTCCGAGGGAATATTGATACCACTTTGGCATACCATCAAGTGAAGCAAACCCAGCTTGTACTATCGCATTACCCCAGTCACCACAGAAGGCTAGTATCAAGGGGATAGAGAACAGGAGTGTTATCCACTCGTCTTTCCATGAGTTTTGTGTCGCACGGATAGCTTCTATGTCCCAGTCGATCTCACCAGTTAACTGCTTCTTCTTAATCTCAGCTTCTGTCAGTTTAAGCTGTGTCTTGCTGTCGATGATACTAGCAGCTAGTCCACCGATGGAACTTATGATTTGACCTATCATTTGCTATACTTCTCCTCATGTACGACCTTAGTGGGTGTAACTGTAGTCTTAGACTCTTTGCCCATCCAGATACCAAAGCACCCCGTAAGAGCGCCCATACAGACCGACACAAGCCCTGACTGAGATACGCTAGGGTCAGGTAACGACATAAACCAATGTACAGCTTGATACGTCAGTACAGTGACTGCCAGCATCATAAGCCTTGGTAGAACTTTCCAGTCATCAAGTATTGTCATAGTTAGCCCCTAGTTAGAGAAAGCATCGTTTAATAGTATGATCTCTAGTTTCTGCACTTGTAGTGTTAATTCATGTGTCGTTGATATGTTCCAACCCAGCAGTGCCAAAAGGGCCGCAAACAGTACGCCCAACATAGCTTTACTTTCCATCACCACTTCCCCTGTTTTACACCTAAGAAGTACATAGCGACTATTAAAGCCCCTACACCTGCTAGTGCTACTGTAATACCTACAGCCCAGTTAATGCAGTTGTCTATGAACTCTTGCTTCTTATAGACTAGCTCACGTTGTTCTTTACGTTGCTGTGCCTCTATGCGTACTATTTCGTCCCAAGCACTAGGCCCATACGTCCAAGATATGTGTGCCTTAAGTTCTTCTCGCATCTCTTTGAGCTTCTGCTTTTGTGACCATATCTCCAGTGCGTTAGACTGGTTGTCACTAAACATTTTATACATGGGAGGGTTCTTAGCTTTATCCTCCAAGAAGTCTAGGTCACTTACTGCCTTAGACCACTGAGAGACTGCACCCGTCATAGCACTAATCTCACGCCCTACGGATACAGCTTTCTTAATGCCATTATAGGCTGTAGTAGCCGCTGCCATAGCTGTAAATGGATCAATCATCTTACTTACTTCGCTCTGACATCTTCTCTACAGCAGAACGAATGGCCTTTATGTTCTCATCAATTCTAGCCATAGATACAGCTTGGTTTTGAACGGATGTTTCAAGGCGGCTAACCCTTAGTTGGTTTTCAGCAATATCCTTACGGTTACTCTCAATGTCAGACATCATCATTGATACAGTCCAGACGATTGCTGCACCTTGAGTAATTAAACCAATAATAAGACCCAGTGGAACACTCTTGGACAAATGCCAGCTATCATTTGTATCCATTAGTATTACTCCACTATTTCAAAATGAGGGCCATCAATGAACGGTCGTCTACCTTGGCTACGGCGAAGGTCTATGTATTCGTTCATAAGGTCTTCTGCCGTTCCATCCCATTCGTTAAGGGTCTTGTGCCAAGCAGCCCCCCAGCGAACATTAACCCCAAGTTCGATAGCAGCCTTACGGATAGCATCAGCAATCTCATCGTAGAGATTGAGTTCCCATCTGCCCCCATCTATGTAAGCCATAAGGTCTACAGCTAAACCTTCGAGGTGCTTAGATTTCATCGTCTGGGATGCACCCTTGGCTACTAGGGCTTCTTGCTCTTGTACTGTACGAAGACCACAGATCACTGAGAAGTCTTGCTCAGAGATAGTGATAGCTTTCTCTACGACAGCAACCATACGGGGGTCTACCCCAAGTAGTCTATCTTTACTACGTTTGCCTAACTGATAAGTCATCGGGTATATCTCCTTAAGGTGCTACAGGCCAGTCATCCTCAGCCAAGTTAGGCCATGCGTCCAAGTCACTAATACCCCGTAGCTCCTGACGATAGGTAGCCCAAGCTGTCTTGACTTCGTTGCTCAAGGGACTGTCGTTCATCTGCGTCCAGTCACTGTCATCCAGCAGCTTGTTGCGGGTTGTACGGTTAGCCTCAGCAACCTTAGCATCAAGCGCAGCCTGATATGCAGCCTCATGTTCAGCCTTAGTGGTTA